GGCTGCTGCGATAGCAACAGGAAGTGCTATTTCCTATTCGCTTGGCCGCGCCCCCGGCTTCTTTGATGTGGTGTGCTATACGGGGACGGGAAGTGCCCAAACAATTTCGCATAACTTAGGTGTTGCCCCAGAACTAATTATTGAAAAGTGCAGAAATAATTTGAGTGCAGCGCAGGGGTGGAATGTCTATGCTGCATCACAAGGTGCTACTAAAGCTGCGAAATTAAATACAACAGCAGCGTTTACATCTCAAACAGTTTGGAATAACACCGCACCAACTGCGTCTGTATTTTCTATCAATGGCGGTGACCATGAGTCTGGAGATACTTATGTAGCCTACCTTTTCGCCACAGTCGCAGGAGTATCCAAGGTCGGCTCCTACACTGGCACTGGTACAACCAACCAGATCAACTGCGGCTTCACTGGCGGCGCAAGGTTTGTCCTAATCAAGCGCACCGACAGCACAGGCGATTGGTATGTGTGGGACAGCGCGCGTGGGATTGTGGCTGCTAACGATCCGTATTTGTTACTCAACTCTACCGCTGCCGAAGTGACCGGAACAGATTACGTTGATACATACAGCCTGGGCTTTGAAATCAGCAGCACAGCGCCAGCGGCTATCAATGCCAACGGCGGTACATTCATCTTCCTGGCAATTGCATAAGAGGACATCATGGAAATTCGCATTCAATCTACCGGAGCAGTTGTACTGGAGCAAGAGTTCCGGGCCATGTTCCCCAACACCAGTCTTCCCGTTCCCCTGACCGAATCAGCTATCAACGGTCTCGGCGGCGACATCGTCTTCGAAGGCCCCTACCCCGTAGCTACCCGCTACCAAACTGTCGTGCGGCAAGGCGTCATCCAGATCGGCGACAAGTGGCATACCAATTACGTTGCCGTCGACCTACCTCCTGAAGCCTGCGCTGCCCTCGATGCCCAGCAAGCTGCTGCTGTCCGTGCTGATCGTAACGCCCGTCTTGCTGCCTGCGATTGGACTCAGCTTTCGGACGCACCTGTAGACGATCTTGCGTGGGCAGTCTATCGTCAAGCCCTGCGCGACATCTCCTCTCAACCCGGCTTTCCGTGGGAAATCACTTGGCCCGTTGAGCCGCAGTGAGCTTTGGTGAGAATGTTGACAGGCTTCTCACCCGCGAGTATATTGCGCTCCTAACCTAGGAGCCACATCATGTCCGACAAAACTAACCGCATCCAACTCCTTAACGATGCCAAGCAGCAACTGTCGCCATGGACCACGGAGGACGGGCGCCTCTTCCTCGACTATACTGAGGGAGGCATCCGTCGTTCGTTGTCCGTTTCGCCCGCAGGCCATTGCGACTTCCGGGGCTGGTTCACTTCCTTCTGCGTCGACCAAATCAGCATCGTGCCCAACAGCGATCTCCTGAACACGGCCCAGACCTACTTCTCGCATTGGGTACGTACGCAGGGCCGCAAGCTCAAAGACTCCATCCGCATTGGCGGCAAGGTCGGCGAACTCTACATCGACATTGGCAACGACTTCAACGATGCGTGGTGCATCACTTCCTCCGGCATCGAGCGCATCTCGGGTGGTCCTACCCACATCCGCCTTCTGCGCGGCGCGGGCATGCTGCCCCTCGTCGACCCCGATCTCTCCACACCTGCTTCCGAATTCCCCTCCTTGTTGCGCCGCTTCATTGCTGCTGACGACGACAACCTAATGCTCCTCACCGCGTGGCTCCTTGGCTGCATGCGCCCCGAAGGTCCCTATCCGGTCCTCACCATATCGGGCGAGCAAGGCTCTGGCAAGTCCACCGTCCTGCGCCTCCTGCGCCGTATCATCGACCCGCACGCCCTCGACATGCGTACCCCGCCCGAAGACCAGCGCGACCTGCAAGCCATGGTCCGCAACTCCTTCATCCTCGCCTACGACAACGTCTCCTACATCTCCAACAAGATGTCCGACGCGCTTTGCGTCATCAGCACAGGCACTGGCGCCCAAGGTGGCCGCGCGCTCTACACCAACGCCGAAGAGTCCGCCGTGCGCGTCTGCCGCCCCGTAGCCATGAACGGCATCCCTGACGTCGTCGAACGTGGCGATCTTGTGGACCGCTCCATCCACGTACACCTGCCCCGCATCGACCCGCGCCAACGTCGCGACGACTTCGAGTTCTGGGAAACCTTTAGCACGCTGCACTCAAAACTATTAGGCTCCCTCATGAATGCGGCATTGATTGCTACGCAAAACTATGGTAATGTAGTGCTGGCTGAAAAGCCACGTATGTCCGCATTTGCCGTGTGGGCCGTTGCCGCCGAAAACGCTTTTGGTTGGCCGGAAGGGCGCTTGATGCAAGTCTATAGCAACAACCGTTCCAACGCCGAAATCCAAATGCTCGAATTCAACGGCATGGCCTCCGCGCTCTTGCGGATGATGGAAAAGCAGAAGGAATTTTCAGGCACCTACTCCGACCTGATTGGACAACTTGAAATGCACATTGGACCACGTGAGCGTTTGCCTCAGACATCACACGGCGTTGCTGCCGAACTGAAGCGTATTCGCCCCGCCCTTGAACGTCATGGCTTGCGGTTCTTTAATGCTGGCCGCGTCACCCACGCACAAGAAGGCCAGAAGGGTCGCTCGCGTTTGTCCATCGTGCGTTGCGATGATGACGAGGCACCGCCTTCATGAGTGACGAACCCAAGCGAAGCACCAAACCCAAACCCAAATACCTAGTCGAAGCAGAGAAGCGGGCGGCAGCCAAGCGTCCTAACCCGCCTTCTCAATCGAATCGTGCGGCAATCTACAGACGCGAACTCCGTGAACTCAATATCCACAAGCCTGCCCGCACCGTCAAGTCCTACAACGTCAAAGCCATCCGCGATGTGCGCGATCACCTGCGCGAAACTTGGCAAGCGAACTGGGACAAAATCTCCAAAATAAAGCGCCTCACCCCCAAGCAAGTCGAGTTTGCCCGCCAATACGCCCTAAATGGGCGCACCAACAAATGCGGCGCCATGCGTCTCGCGGGCTACGACACCAACAACTCGCGCGTCCTTTTGGCGATGGCAGACGAGAACCTGTCCATCCCCTACTTCCATGACCTAGTCACAGCCTTCGAGATCGAGGAGAAAGCCCGCATGAAAATCAACGTCGAAGATGTCGTCAAATGGTTCAACGACATTGCCACCCAAGCCATGCAGTCTGGCGACTTCACCAACGCCAACCGCGCCATGGAAAACCTTGCCAAGTACCTGGGCATGTTTGTCGAAAAGAAAGAAATCACGCACCGCACGATCCACTCCAAAGAAGAACTCGACACCCGCATCAGCGAACTGACTGCCATCCTCAAGGAAGCAGAGCCGGACATTGAGCGCAAACTCCGTATCCACTAAAACATATCAGTCCGCAACCCCATGTAAACGGGGCCATTTGGGATCGCGTTATATCAATAACGGCGGATGTGTTATGTGCGCTCAAGCCAGAGTAAAAGCGTGGGCGGCTACAAACAGGGAAGCAGTCGCGCGCAACTCTAAAACGTATGCCGACAAAAATCGTAAGGCGGTCAACGCCAGAATCAAAGATTGGAAGAGTCGGAATATCGAAAAGGTTAGGACGCAGACAGCGACAAGGCGCGCAAAAAGAAAGTATGCCCAGCCCGAATGGGTAAGTAGTTCTGACCTTTTATCGGTGTACGCCCAAGCCAAACGGGTATCCGATATGATTGGTTACGAATACCATGTGGACCATATTGTTCCTTTACAGGGAGAATTGGTTTGTGGATTGCATGTTCCTTGGAATCTCCAAATAATTCCGGCTTGGCAGAACCTTCAAAAACAAAACAGCTATGACCATGAATAACAGAATTCCCGTCGAAGACTCTTTGCTGCAAGCCAAAGCTGAGTTGGCAGACCTTCTTGAGAAGAAGGCAATTATCGAAGCCCGTGAAGAGTTTTATGTCTTCGTTAAGCTGCTCGCCCATTTGATGTTAGACGGCAATTCCTACCGAGACGGGCGCCACATCGAAGCCATTGCCGCCACCCTCCAAGACGTGGACGCAGGCTCCGTCGACCGCCTCATGCTCATGCTGCCGCCTGGCTCCATGAAGTCCGTTCTCCTTATGCTCTTCACGGCTTGGTGCATGGGTCGCCATCCCACTTGGCGTTTCATGTGGATTTCGCACACCACCGACAAGGCCGTCGAATGTTCGGGCCGTATCCGCGATCTCGTGCGTTCCTCTGAATACCTCGAAATCTTTCCGGGCGTGCAAATCCGCGACGACATGTCGGGTGTCACCAACTGGAAGCTGGCCACTGGCGGTTCCTTCATGCCAGCGGGCGCGGGCAAATCCATCGCTGGATACCGCTTCAACTTGGGCATTCTCGATGACCCCCTCTCCGAACAGACCGCCAAATCCGACACCGAGCGCGAGCGCGTCAACAACTGGTATGGCCCCGGCTTCCGCTCCCGTAAGCTGCCCGACTCCCGGATTGTCCTCGTTAATACGCGCTGGCACGTCCGCGATCTTAGCGGTTACCTGCTCGACAAGTCCGCCCGCAATGCCCGCGTCGACCAGTGGGAAGTCATCTCCATACCAGCCATCCTCGACAAGCCCGCGTCCGACTATCTGATGCTGCCGGAAGGCCAATCCTACTGGCCCCAGTTCATTACGATGGACGACCTCATATCCACCCGCGAAGGTCTGTCGCGTTCCGATTGGGGCGCTCTGTACATGCAGACCCCGACCGGGGAGGACGGTAACGTCTTCAACAAAGACGACTTTCAGGATTGGGACGAGGACGACCCGCCCGAATGTGACGAGATCATCCAGACCCTCGACACGGCTTTCAGTACCAAATCCAAAGCTGACTTCTCGGTCATCCAGACCTGGGGCATATTCCATCTGACCTTCACGGACGAGAAAGGCTATGAATATCAAGAGCCTAACGCGATCCTCCTCAATCAAGTGCGGGGCCGCTGGTCCTTCCCCCAACTCCGGGCCGCTGCCAAAGAGCAACATTCCATCTTTAAGCCTGACCGGATCATCATCGAAAACAAAGCCTCGGGCCAATCCCTCCTCCAAGACCTGAAGCTTAACGGCTTGCCCGTGTTGCCTTTTCAGCCGGATCGTGATAAAGTAGCTCGTGCCCACGCGGTGTCGGGCATCATCGAACGTCAGCGTGTCTGGATACCCCTGAAGCGCAAGTACGGTGCCGAACTCCTTCAAGAGGCCCTCGAATTCCCCAAGGGCGCTCACGATGACGCCGTCGATGCCATGGTCATGGCCCTGCTGTATTTGCGGCGCCGCTACGAACTGACCCAAGAAACAGTCAACCAGCCTGACCGCGTCTCGCGTCGCAAACCCTTCCGTTCCTATTGGAGTCAAGTAACCCATGTCCGATAATCTCGAAACCGAAGAACCCGTTATGGAATTCGAATTCTCCGAAGACTCTTTGGAGGTGATTCCAGACGTCGAGGAAATCGAAGTCGACATGTCGTTCGGCGCCAACTTGGCACCCCTACTAGAAGACAACGTGCTGCGCGATATAGGCTCGGCCCGGCAAGACGCCCTCCAGAACTTCAAGAACGGGCGCCAGGAATGGGAAGAGAAGATCAAGCTGGGCGTCCAATGGCTGGGCCTGAACACCGACGGCGCGGGCAATGCCGATGTCGAAGGCGCATGCACGGCGGTCCACCCCCTCCTCATCGAGAACGTCGTCAAATTCCAGGCCAAAGCCATCCAAGAACTCTGGCCCGCGAAAGGTCCGGTTCGGACCAAAATCCGTGGCTATGTAGACGTGCCCCGCGAACAGGCTGCCGCGCGCGTCCGCACCTACATGAACTACCAACTCACCGAGCAAATCCCTGGCTTCTACAATGACCTCGAACGGAACCTGTTCCGCGTGGGCTTCATGGGCGTGGGCATCCGCAAGGTGGGCTGGAATGGCGTGACCGATGTGCCCGACCCCACCATCGTCTATGTCGAGAACTTCTACACCGATCCGGCCAGCGCCCACCTTCGCGACGCTGAAGAGTACATCGAGATCATGGAACTGTCCGTTCGCAAGATGGACAACCTCGTAGCATCTGGCACCTTCCTGCCCGCTTCCGAAAACGACGAAGAA